AAGGTTGCTATGTTGTCTAATTATGGTTGTGAAGGGGTGAATCAGCAGATTGAAACTGGGTTTGGCAAGATTCCGCATTATGCGCGTGGGATGAATCAGTATTCAACTGATGTGTTACCGCTAAATCATGCTCACTGGAGCGCAGAGAATCCAGGTTTACCTAATTTTTTGATTACTCTCTACGATGTTTGGGTTTTGGATAACCCTGCTTTAGACAGTATTCCTATTGCTTCTTGGGTTCCTGTTGATCATCAGCCTGCTCCGCCTAAAGTGTTGGATTGGTTAAAGAAGCCTAATGTGTTGCCTGTTGCTATGTCGCAGTTTGGTAGGCAGATGATTGAGAATGCAGGGCTTGAGTGTGAGTATGTTCCTCATGCTGTTGAAACAAGTATTTTTAGACCGTCAACAAAGATGAGTGATGGTGGGGATAGTGTTGAGTTTGTTGGTGGTAAAGATAAGTTTGTTGTTGGAATGAATTTTGCTAACAAGGCTGGTGGGTTTATTCATCGTAAGGCTGTTGCCGAGAACTTTTTGGCGTTTGCTTTGTTTGCTTCTAAGCATGATGATGTGTTGCTTTATATTCATAGTGAACCGTTTGGGAAGCAGTCGGGTTTTCAGTTGCCTAACATTTTGCAGGCTTGCGGTGTAGCTCCAGATAAGGTCAAGTTCGTTGATCCAATTCAATATTCTTACGGAATAGAACAAAGGGATTTGGCGGCTATCTATTCTGCGTGGGATGTCGGTTTGTTTTGTAACTATGGTGAAGGCTTTGGCATTCCACAGATTGAGGCTCAGGCTTGTGGCGTGCCAATTATTACTTCTAACTTTGCTGCTAGTGCCGAGCTTGCTTCGCCAGATAGTTTCCTTGTGAATGGGCAACCGTTTTGGGATGCCGGTCAGCATGCTTGGTTTAATGTGCCTCATGTTCAGGGTATTGCGGATGCGTTGGAGCAGGCTTATCAGCGTGGCAAGAAGGCGTTTCCTGATACTTTGGCGTTTGCTAAACAGTATGATGCCGATAAGGTTTTTGATGAGTTGTGGAAACCGTTGATCGCTAAATTGAGTGCTAAATAAATGAAACTTATTGTGCCTGTTTTGAACAGGTTTGATTTGTTGACTCGCATGGTGAACAGTGTTGATGTTGAGGCTACTGTTTATGTGATAAATAATTCTGGTGTTAGACAAGATTTTGTTTACGATAATGCGTTAGTGAAAATGCATTGGGTTGATTTGCCTAGTAATCTTGGTGTTGCTTCGTCTTGGAATTTGGGTATCAAAATGTTGCCTTTTGAGTCGCGTTGGTTTATCACTTCTGCTGATACTTGTTTTGCGCCTGGTGATTTGAGTTTGCTGGATTCTGCTAGGGATGATGCGGTTTCGTTGTGTAGTGTGTTTCCTTATTGGCAGACTTTTGCTGTTGGGCAGAGGGTTGTTGAGCAGGTGGGTTTGTTTGATGAGGGGTTGCATCCTATTTATTTTGAGGATAACGATTATGAGCGTAGGGTCGCTAACGCTGGTTTGCCGATAGTGAAGTTGGATTTGGCTTTGACTCACGATAATAGTTCTACGATCAACAGCAACATTAGGTTTGGGGCTAGGAATAATGTCACTTTTGTTGATAATCAAAAGTATTTTGCAGATAAGGTTGAGGCAGATAATTTTGGGCAGGGTGTTTGGAGTTTGTTGAGGAGGCGTAATAATTCGTGGGATTAGTGGTTATTACTGGTGTTGCAGGTTTTTTGGGTAGTCATCTTGCTGACTATTATTTGGATGCTGGCTGGCAGGTTCGGGGTGTAGATAATCTTATTGGCGGTAGTCGTGAGAATGTGCCTGAAGGTGTAGAGTTTTTTGAATACGATTTGCTGAATTTAGATTCTATAAAACCTATTTTTCAGGGTGCTGATTTGGTTATTCATGCGGCTTGCACTGCGTATGAGGGTTTGAGTGTTTTTAGTCCTAGCTTGGTGGTTGCTAATACGATGCAGATTAGTGTGAACGCTATGACTGCGGCTATTCAAAATAGAGTGCCTAAGTTTGTTTACATGTCCTCTATGGCTCGTTATGGCGATAATGGGGGTGTGCAGTTTGATGAAAGTTTGACTTGTAAACCGCAAGACCCTTATGGGATTAGTAAGAAGGCTGCTGAGGATGTTTTGCGTAATCTTGCTGAGGTGCATGGTGTTGATTTGGTTATTCTTGTGCCTCATAACATTGTTGGGGCTAGACAAAAGTTTGATGATCCGTTTAGGAATGTGGCTAGCATTATGACTAACCGTATGTTGCAGGGTAAGCAACCTATTATTTATGGTGATGGTAGTCAGCAAAGGTGTTTTAGTTTTATTCAGGATGTTGTGAAACCTATTGTTGTTGCAGCAGAGTTACCGGAAGCGGTGGGTGAGGTTATCAACATCGGCCCCGATGAATCCCCTATAACTATTTTGCAGTTGGCGCAGATGTTAGCTGACATTATTGGTTTTGATCTTGACCCGATTTTTATGCCTGGTAGACCGCAGGAGGTTCATGTTGCTTTGTGTTCTAGCGATAAGGCCAGACGGTTGTTGGGGTATGAAACTACTGTTGGTTTGCGTGAGGGTTTGACTGAGTTGGTTGAGTGGATTAGGCCGCGTGTGAAAGAGTTTGAGTATCATTTGCCGATTGAGATTATGTCGCATAAGACACCTAAGACTTGGTTGAATAGGCTTATCTAGGCTGGCGGTAAACTAGTAGTTGACTGAAAGAGGTTTATTTTGGCTATAACTAATGGTTATTGCACTTTGGCTGATGTGAAGGCTGCGTTGCGGGTCACTGATACGCTTGATGACTTGTTGCTTGAGAATGCTATAAATAGTGCTTCGCGTATGATTGACCAGTATTGTAACCGTAATTTTTATTCGGGTTCTGCTGGTGAGGTTAGGTTGTATAAAGCTAACGATGGTTTTACGGTGAACATTGATGATGCTCAAACTATTACGCTTGTTGAAACTGCTGCGACTGATCCGCTTGTGTTTGATACAACTTGGGATAGTGATGATTGGCAGGCGTTACCTGCTAACAGGTGGGCTAATGGTGCTTACTATCCTATAACTGGTATTACTGCTACCGATAATTATTTGTTCCCTGTTTGGGCTGACATGGCTTTGGTGCGTGTAACAGGAACTTTTGGTTGGCCTAGCGTTCCTGAACCTATCAAGTTTGCAAGTATCATCCAGGCTTCAAGACTGTTTAAGCGTTTAGAGTCGCCTTTGGGTGTTGCAGGTATCAGCGACATAGGCATTATGCGTGTTGGAGCTAACATTGACGGTGATGTTGCGCAGTTATGTAATCCTTACCGTTTGTTGCGGACTGGTGCATAGTGGCTATAAGTGATTTGAGGCAGGGGCTTGTAGATAATCTGCAAACTATCCCTAATCTGCGTGTCTATGCGACTTTACCTGATGTTGTGAACCCTCCTGCCGCTTTGATTACTTTAGATAAGATCACCTATAACCGGCAGATGCAGTCTGGGATGAGTGAATACGATTTTAAGGTTTCTGTCGTGTTGGGGCGTGTTAGTGAGCGTGTTGCGCAACAGAATTTAGATTTGCTGGTTGCCCCTTCAGGTGACTCAGTGAAGGCTGCTATTGAGAGCGATAGGACTTTAGGTGGGAACGCGTTTGATGTGTTTGTGCCTGAGCTGTCGTCTTATGGAGCAGTGAACATTAATGGTGTAGATTTATTAAGTGCCGAGTTTTCGGTGCAAGTTTTCGCAAGATAAGGAAAATTTATGGCGATTTTTGTTGCAACAGATTTCAATGTGAGCATCAACGGTTCAACTGCTTTGGCTTCGTATCTAACGCAGGTTGAGTTGAAGGCTACTGCTACGGATGTTACGACTACTGCTTTTGGTTCAACTTGGGTTACTAGAGTTGCAGGGCTAAAAGAGGGTTCTCTAACATTGACTTTCAATCAGGATTACGCTGCTTCTACGGTTGATGCGACTTTGTGGCCTCTGCTTGGTTCTCAGGCTACGGTTGTTATCAAACCTACCTCTAGCGCAGTTGGAACTTCTAACCCTGCCTACACTGCTATTTGTGTTGTCACTGATCTAACACCAGTATCAGGTCAGGTCGGGGACTTAGCTACCTTCTCAGTCACTTGGCCTACTACCGGCACAGTTAGCAGGGCTACCGCCTAATGAATCAAATTACCCTACGCATTCATTTGACTGATGGCACAGTGTTAGAACTTGACACTAAAGCTAGCGACATAATCAAATGGGAAACCTATTTTGATTTGAGCATAGACAAACTTGAGAAGTTTACTCATCTGCTTTATCTTGCATGGTTGACTGCTACACGCAACGGTAAGACTTCTAGCGAGTTTGAGGTTTGGTGTGACCTTGTTAAAAGTGTTGAGGTGGATGACCCAAAAGGATAAAGCCTTTAGGGGTTGACTCTCATCATTGGTTGATAGCGAACTTGGCTGTTGCTACTGGTATTGCTCCTAGCGTGTTGCTTCAGGAAACTGATCGTATGTTGAACACGATGTTATTTGCAATCAAATATCAGCGAGGAGAATAAGATGCCTGATGAAGTGATTTTTAATGTTCGCGAGGTTATGCGTGAACTAAATAATCTTGACCCTCAACTGACTAAGGATTTGCGTAAAGAAGCCAAAGGTGTTGCTTCTGGCATGCAAAAAGCAATCAAACGCAAAATCAACACTATTCAGCCTTTGTCGGGTATGCGGCCTGAAAATAACCCTACTGGAAGGCTTGCTTGGGGTGCAGGTAAAAAAGCCGATACTGTTGTTATCCGTTTTCGTGCTTCTAGGTCACGCACTAGAGCTGTAACACCTTTAGTGTCTTTATGGATCACTTCACCTATGACTGCTGTTGCTGATACTGCTGGTAAAGGTAATTTTCGTAGGTCGCAGAGTATCACTAGGGAATATGACTATAAGGGTGCAAAGCGTAGGCATAGGATTAATCCTCGTCAGGGTGAACAGTTTGTTTCAGCGTTGAAATCTAGGGATGCCAATAATTTTGTTTATGGTCAGGTTGAGGCTGAAATTCCTATGGCTGAACGCGAGATAAAATTGATTTTTGAGAAGTATGCTCGCAAGGTGAACCGGAGGATTGGCTGATGGCTGTCATAGTAAAACTTTTATCTAAGTTTGATGACTCTGGTATAAAGAAGGCTAAGTCTAGTTTTGGTGGGTTAAAGACTGCTTTGGGGGCTGTTGGTATTGGTTTTGGTTTGAAGGCTATTACTGATGGTTTGATGGATGCGGCTAAAGCTGCCTCAGCAGATCAAAAGAGTATTCAGTTGTTGAATAATCAGTTGAGGCGTAACGCTAATGCGACTGAAGCGCAGGTCAAAGCTAACGATAAGTTTATTGACCGTTTAGCAATTCAAACAGGCATTGTTGATGATGAGTTGCGACCTGCTATGGGTCAACTTGTTCGTGCTACTGGTGATGTGTCTAAGGCGCAAAAACTTTTAGGCTTAGCGTTGGATGCTAGCGCAGCAACAGGTAGACCACTAAACACTGTCACTAGGGCTTTATCTAACGCGTTTGTAGGTAATAGAACACAGCTAACACGCTTGTTCCCTGCGTTGAAAGAGTCTAAAGATTTGTTTGGTGATTTGGAAAAGCAGGTTGGTGGCACTGCTGAAGCTCAAGCCTCACCGTTTGGGAAACTAAATAATGCTTTGGAAACTTTGCAGGAAAAACTTGGTTCTATCATTTTGCCTTATGTGGAACAGTTTGTCACTGAGTTTATTAAGCCTGGTGGTGTTGGTGATCAAATAGGCAAGTTTCTTGATGATGTGTCTAACCCTAATACTGAGGTTGGTAAAACTTTTGTTCAGGTAAAAGAGGCTATTGCTGGTGCGGTTGGTGCGGTGCGCGAGTTTTTTGCGTTCTTTGGTGATGGTGATGCGATCAAGGGTTTCGGGAATGTTGCTAAGAGTTTAGTAACTATGCTTCCTGCTTTGCTTGCGCTCAAAGGTATTATGGTGCTTGCTTCTGCCGGTAAGAGTATCGCTAATTTGGCTAAGGCTATTGGTTTGATGACTGGTGCTAAAG